TACGCCCGCCATGCGGCCTATCTGCTCCCTCACCTTTTTCCTCTCCGTCTCCTCGACCCGGCGAACCTCGTTCTGCACGGCGGCGTCCGTCTTTCCGTAGAAGCCGGGACGCAGGGCGTCAAGCCGCGCCTTTATGAGGCGACCGCTCACGGTCTTGTAGAAGTTGAACTCCTTGTCGGTCATCGTCCGGTTGCCGAGCTTCGTCTGGCGCTCCGGCTCGGAGGGCGCGATGTTGCGGTCACTGAGGGCTTTTCGCAGCGGGTCGGCCTTCTGGGCAGAGGCGATGCGCTGCTCCGGGGAGTAGGTCACGGCGTCGCCGAGGGCGTCGGTTCGGACGGGGAGGGTTCTGCGAAGGAACGGCACCTGCGCCTTGGCGATGTCCTTCATGGACGACGCCTCGCGCTCGCGGGGGTCGAGCGCCTGATCTATCTGCCGAACCGCCGCAGGGACGACCGTGCTGGAGCCGGTGGCGGCGAGGAAGCGCCCCATCTTGGCAGCCCCGGTCTTGCCGCTCGCCATCTCGGCCAGGTTGGAAAGCCCCTCCAGCATGGGGGTGTCGACGAAGGACCGGCCGATACCGGCCACGCTGTCGGCCACCTTGCTGCCGAGGAGAAGCTGGTCGGGGTGCTTCTCGTAGCGAAGGGCGTCCGAGACGTTGCCGACGACCGACATGGGGAGCGCCAAGGGGGTGTACATATAGCTGACCCATTTGCCGCCGACCTTGACCGAGTGGGGACGCCATCCCTGCTGCTGGAGCTCGACCCTGTGCGCCATGTCCACCGGCCCGTTGCCCGAGATGTCGAACGCCTTGTCGTCGCCCTTCTTTGCCGAAAGCGCGGCGTGGAGCGTCGCCCCCATAAGCAGGCTTCCGGCGGTCGCCTTGACGAGCAAACGGCTCCTCTCGTCGGCGTCGGGCATGGAGTGGACGCCCTCGGCGTCGCGGGTGCCCGCCAAGGCCCGCTTCGCGCCGTAGGCCGTCCAGTTGAGGCTTTCGTTGAACAGGTTGGTCGGGACCTTCAGGAACGGCAGGAAGGGCTTCATGATCGGCACGCCCGCGACCTTCACCTTGTTCTCCACGCCGTCCTTGATCCAGCGGTAGATGACGCCCGCGAGGCCGGTCGGCTCCTGGGCGTACACGCTTTCCCTCGAGAACTTGTCGGCAGACGCTGCTGCAGCGGCGCCCTCCGGCGAGGACAAACGGTGCTCCTGCATGAGTTGGGCCACGCGGAGCCCCGCGTCTGCCCCCTTGAAGCCCTCGCCTTGCGCCTGCTCCTTGAAGCCGTCAAACTGCTCTTTGGTGATCCCGAGCGTCTCCTTTACCTTGCTGTCAAGGTCCTTGCCTGAGTAGTCGCCCTCCAGGAGCTTCGTCGCCGCGAGGCGGGCATAGGCTTCGCGGGCCGGGACGGCGAACATGGCCTCCAGCGCCCGGAAGGTGCGCGGCACGTATTTCATCATGCCGGGGTACACGGCGGCCTTCCCCGTCAGGTCGTCCAAGTCCGACATGCGGCGCGGGTCCGGGCTCTTTGCCGTCACGTCGCCCCCCTTGGCCGCGTCGAAGTCGATCGACCCGCGACCGGACTTCATGACGGAGGCCGCCCGCTCCAGCCCCTCCGGCACGCCGGAGAGCCAGCCCTTGAGGAGTTCCGGGGCCTTCGCCGGGTTGGCCGTGATCGCGGCCCCCATCTGCCCGATGCCGTTCGTGATGTCGCCAAGCGCCTTCACCGGCACAGTGAGCCCGGACAGCATGTTGGCGTACCAGAGGCTTGTGCCAGTGCGAATCGCCTTGGGCAGCGTGCCCGGGTCGCGGGCCTTGTGGAGTTCCGTGGCGAGGTCCAGGGTCGCCCTTGCGCGCGAGGCCACATCCGGCGCACGTTCTACGGCGTCGGCGAGGTCGCCTATCTTTTGAACCTGCTCCGGCGTGGCCTGCGGCAAATGGAGTTCCTGCACCACGGCGTCGTGGACGTCGGCGCGGGTCATCGCGCCAAGATTGGAGAGAGTCTTCGCCTTCTGGACGGCGGAGAACACCTGCTTCGCCCGCGTGCTGTTGGTGAACTTATCCTTCAGCCTTTCCAGCGCCTTCTCGCGTTCCTGTGCGTAGATTTCCTTCGCCCGGTTGGTCAGGTCGCTCGCAAGGCGCGTCGCATCGGCCCCGCTTATCCCTGCGTCCTTCACGAGGGCGTCCGCGATGTCGCCCGCCTTGATGTCGGTCTTCGTGATGTGCTGGCGGGCAATGTCCGCCGCCTTGTCGCCCATCGCGTCATGCGCGGTCTTGATCGCCTTCGTCAGCAGGCGGTCGCTCCATGGGCGCAGTTCCAGGTTGGAAAGCTGGGTGTCAACGAGGTCCACAGGCGGGCTCCCCTCGCCGTACTTCTTAGCCATTTCGTCGCGGACGGTCGTCAGCACTTGACCGTAACGCTCCCGGTTGTCCATCGCCTCCTTCATGACCTCCATAGCGGTCGGCGGCGGCTTGCCTTCGGGCCTCTCGGGCAGGAGCCCCTTGAACCGTCCCTTCATCTCCGCGATGATCCGGTCGGCGAACTCCTTCAGCGGGGCCTGCTCCTTCGGCGGCTCGGCGCTGGAATCGACCAGCTTTATCATCTGGGCGGCTGCGTCCTCGCGGTACTTCTGCCAAGCGGACTTGCCCACCTTCAGTTTGCGCAGGCTCTTTCGCATCTCGTCCGATGCCTTGTCGATCGCGTCCTCCTTGGCCTTCTCAACGGCGTCGCTCGCCTCGTCCAGCGCCTTCTTTCCGTCGTTGCCGAGCTTTCTCTCCTGCGCCTCGGAGACGTCGGACAAGTGCTGGTCAACCGCGTGGCCGCGCTCGGATTTGCCGATCTGCTGGAGCATGGAGATTCCCTGCCCGGCCTCCGTTGCGCCGGGCGCCTTGACGGTCGAGAGCGCCTGACGTGCCCGCAAGGCCGCAGCCTTTTCAGCCGGCGTCTTGGCATCGAAGAACTTCTGGTCCGCCGCCTGCGCGAGCTTCACGTAGATGGCGGTCTTGACCGGCTCCGGCACGCCGTTGTCGGCCTTGGAGGTCGAGAGACGCATTGCCTCGTCCGGCCCCTTGGCGTCGATGATGGCCTGCGCTGATTCGAGGTCCGGCTGCTGGCCCCTCCTCTGGTAAACCTGCCGCACGATATTCTCGTTCGCCGTCCTCTCCGTGTCCGGCAGGCTGCGGTAGTAGTTGCCCTTGCCGGGGGCCTTCTCCGGCTTCTCGGCCTGCGCGGACTCCTCCGGTGCGTGCTTCATGATCGCGTCGTGCAGGTCTTGCAGGTGCGGGCGAATCTTCTCGCCAAACTCCTTCACCATCTCGGCGCTCCACTTGGCGAAGTCGCGGACGCCGCGCTCGGCTATTGCGACGCCCTTGACGGCGATGGCTGCGTACTCTTGGGGCGTGCCGAGGCCGAGATTGCGCGCCTTCTTTCCGATGTCCTTGATTACGCTGTCCGCCCACGCCTCGGCCTTGGAGCCTGAGACTACGCCCTTCTCCGGGGTGGTGACTCCCGGCGTCTCCGGCTCGACCTTGTGCTCCGCCAGTTCCTCGGGCGTCAGCTTCGGGACGGCCTTTGCGGGGATGGTCGGGGGGCGCAGTTCGGCACCGCCAAAGGACTTCAGCCGTTTCTGGAACTCGGTGATCGCCTCCTTCGTGTTGCGAATCTTGTACTCGCCGTCGCCGGGAACGCTGAACGTGACCTTGCCGGGGTCCTTGGCTTTTTCCGCCACAGCGTCGTACCTCGCCTGCTTCTTCGGGTCGAGAAACGTCGGGCGCGGCGGCGCTTTGAAGTCAGCCTCCGGCTTCGCCGTTTTCAGCGCCTCGGCAACCGCGTCCTGAAGGAACGCCTTCTGCGCCTTGATCTGCTTCGGGGTGGCCAGTTTCGAGACGGCGGCTTCCGCGTGGGGCGTTGGCGTGATCTTCGTATCCTTGCCGTCCTTTTCCACGACCGCGTGCGGCTGCTCCTCCGGCGCCCGCGTCTCCTTCGGACCCTCGCCGGTCTTGGCCTTCTCGAAGGCACTCACTTCCGGCAGCAGCTTGCGGATGGGCGCGTCGATCTGCGTGACAGGGATGTTATCCACGCCGTCCTGCTTGTCGGCCATCCACTGATGGTGCCCGTCCACGATATAGCCGTCCTTGGAGACGAGGATCTTCCGGTCGCTCCCCTTGTGCTCCCTCGCCGCCTGCACTTTCTCGGGCGAGAACTCGGCCTGCGTGGGCTTCAAATCCGCGACCTTCATCATGCGGTTCTTGGACGCGATGCCCTTCTCCTTGAGCGCATCGACCAGCGCGGGGCGGTCCTCGCTCTTTACCTGCGGCATCTCGCCGCGAGGCACGTCCAAGGACTTCTCGCTTGCGGGGAACTTCTGCCAGGTGGGTTCGCCTTTCTTCGGCGTCAGCCCTTCGCCGACGGCTCCGCTGTCACCCCCGGCGGGTACGCTTGCCCCGGCGGGTTCTGCGGGACGCTCTGCACCTCGTGCATCTGCCGGTGCATTTGGAACATCCTCTCGTGGTGCGCCGCCTCGTTCCTGTGATACGCCGCCCTCTCGTGGTGCTCCTTCATCCGGCTGTGGTGCGACATTTCCGCGAGGTGGTTCGGGGGCGGGGGTCCGCTCGGGCTGTCCGGCTTCTGGAACAGCTTGCGCGACTTTCGGCTCACCTTGGGGGGCGGGGCCTCGGGCGTTGTCCCCGCTTTCGCTAGGGCGCTGAACAGTTTCTTGGGCATGGCTTTGTTCTCCTTGTTTGGCCGCCTCGTCGGTCGGCAGTTTGCTGACGTCGATTCCCTGTTTCTCCAATTCGCTGCGGGTCACGGTGACGCCGCGAGGCTCGCCGGGGAGCGCGACCTGCCAGTGGTCCTCGGGCTGGCCGACACCCTTCAGCACAGGCTCCTTCTTGCCGAGGTACGTCACCTTGGCGTCGGGGGGAAGGGAGCCCTGCGGGGGCTTTGCGGAAGGAATGTCCTCCTTCGTGCCGGGGAATCCGCCGCCGCCCGGTCGCGCCGGTTGCTCGCCCTGCTTCAATAGCTCGGCCTTCAGGTCGTCCTCCATCTGGGGGGCGTGCGCTTCCGGCTCTGCCGTGCCGGGAGGCGCTTCCTTTGGCGGCGGGGTGCCCGGCGGGGGTGCGGCAGGCTGCGTGGCGGGTTCGGCAACGGGAGGCGCTTCGGGTGCCTCTACGGGACCACCAGCGGGCTTCGTGCGTGCCGCGTTGGCCTCATGGAGCCCACCGGCGAGCGCGAGGGCCGACATGGCGGTTGTCACGCCCACGTCGCTGAGGGCCTTTGCGCGGTCTGCCGGGCTCGAATGGGGGTCTTTCACGACCTTGATGGCGTTCCTGACCGCCCCGGGAACCTGCGCCGCCTGCTGTGCGCCGAAGCCGAAACCGATGGCCGCAAGGGCTCCCCGGGCGAGGACCGAGCCTGCGGCTGCGGCCTGAGCGAGTCCCCCGGAGGCAATGGCTATGCCGATATTGGCGGGGGTCAGGAGTCCCGCCACGGCCTCGTCGCCGGAGCGCGCAAGCCCGGCACCCCAGCTTGTCGGGTCGGGTTTCTTGAGAGCCGCCAAGGGGTTTCCCGACATGACGGCGTTCGTCATGCGCTGCTGGATGGGGATAGCCGCGTCGATTAGCGCCTTCGGGACAAGCGACTCCGTGACCGCGCCAGCCTGCGGATATGCCTCCTTTACGGCATCCCAGAGGTCGGAGATACCGGGACCGCCCGCCTTGTCTGTGGGGGCAGGAGCGGCCGGCGGGGGCGTAGGCGTGCCAGTCGTAGGAGGCGTCTGGTCAGGCGGAGGGGCGCCCGGAGGAGGCTGGCCGGGAGGCGCAACCGGCGGGACGGTCTGAAGCTGCTGCTGGCGCTGCGCGGACATGGCGACACCGGAGGCGGCGCCGCTTGCGTGGTTCGCCTGCGCTATCTGGAGTTGCTGGAGGATGGGGTCCTTCGCGGGGTCGCCGCCCGCGTGCGTGATCGCCGCCGCACGCTGGTCGATCGCGTGCTGGTAGGCCCCGTGCCTGAAAAGGTCCTGATGGATGGCGTACTGGAGCTTCGCCTCGGCGTTCGTCTCGTAGAGTTGGCCGCCCTTCTTGAGCGACGCCGTGAGCCCCTGCCTCTCGTTCTCGATCGCCGCCTGCTGGCGCTGGAGCATGGTAAGCTGCGCCTGAGCCTTGTTCGCCTTCTCGGATGGGATAGCGCCGATGCTGGTCCCGAGGACGCCGTTATCCGTGTCGTTGAGATTCGGGTCGGCCTCTGCGGCGGACTTCGCCTGTGAGAGTTGGTCGGACTGCGTTTGCAGGTCGGTGAGGCGTTGGTTCGCCTGCTCGATGTCGTCCTTCGTCTTGCCGACGACCTCGGCCATGCCGGAAAGCGCCTCGTTCCACTGGTTCTTGTGGACGTTTTTAAGCGTCTCCCTGGCGGCCTTCGCCGTCTGGTAGTCGGGGCTCTTGGCCAAATCCGCCGCGTCGCCCGCGGGCTTCGTCGTCCCGTCGGGCATCCGGTAGTAAAGCTGCGTGTCGTTCGGGTCGCCGCCGGGGACGATGGGGAAGCTCTTGAACTGGCGCTGGCCGTACTGGTCCGTCATGGCGAGTGCGGGCGCCCCCGTCTTCGGGTCCACTCCCTCCTCCCACGGCGTCTTGTCGTAGATGGGCCGCCCTGTCCCGGGCTCGAGCACCGGCTGGATGTTGCCCTCTGGGTCGCGGAAGAACTTCTGTCCGTTCGCCCGCATGTCGTTTTCCCGCTGCGTCGCCGTCGCAACGCGCTGCTGGCGCTGCTGGAGCGCCTGCTGCCTCTCGGCTATCTGCGCCTGCCTCTGGGCCAGCGCGTCCTTCTGGTCCTGCGCCCGCTCCGCCGCGGCGTACCAGTTGCGCGGCGTGTCGGGCAGGTCGAAGCTGGTCTTGAACGGGTTGGCCTTGAAGTAGGCGTCGCTGAACTGCTTGTCCGCCGCCCCGTAGGCTTCCTTGTAGCGGTCCTCCGGCGACTGGACCTGCGGCGTGTCCGGCGTCCCGGGAGGGGCGAGCGGGCCGCCCGTGTAGCCTGCGGAGGGCTTACCGTAGCCCGCTGCGGCGAAACTCTGGTCGACGTCGGCCTGCGAGGTGCCGGGGGCCTGCTGCGGACCTACCGGGACTCCGCCGCGAGGGGCCTGCGGCTGCTGCTGCGCGTCCTGCTCCTCGGGCTCCGCGACCGCTGCGGAAGCGCGCGCGTCGTTGTCGGGGTCGTCAGCCGGATCAGCCATGGCAGAAGCGCCTATGGCCCAAGGGCCTCAAAGTCAAATTCCTACCGCTAGATCGTGATCCACGCAAACCCGTTCCACCAGACGACGTTCAGGTAGCTGCCCCCGCCGACGTAGGCGCTTCCCTGTCCGGTGGTCGGCGCGAACGTCCCGTCGGTCACTATCGCCGCCTTCAGGTCCGTGCCGTTGACGGGGATGGGGGCGGTCGCGGCGTTGAAGCGGTCAATCACGGGGTACGGGTTCGTGGCGGATTGGCTGACGTACTGCGCGTCGATGTGAAGTTTGGCCATGGGAGGAGTGGGTTGAGGCGTTGTAAGCGGGGGCGCCCGCGCGGTCAAGTTGCTAACTGAACTGCCCCGGGAGCCCCTGCGCGCCGCCGATGATGGGCAGCAGATCCGGCGGGATGTACGACATGCCCGCGTTGGGGTTGAAGATGGTCGCGTGCTCGATGAGGAGGAGGCCGAGGGCGAGGCTGAACACGTCGTCGTCGTGGTGCCCGTCCGCCGCCTCGCTGCGGCCATTCGCCTTGCGAATGAAGTTCTCCAGTTGGCGGATCGCGTGCTCGTCCCACAGGCGGAAGCCCCCTCCCGGCTCGTCCCAGTCGCGTATCGCCGCCGCGAGGCACTCGATGGCCCGCTCGCGGCTCTTTTCCATCGTGAGATAGCCGTAAGCCTTAGTGGTCTTGAACTCGGTCTGGTTGAAGACCTCCCTCATGTAGAGGTCGGCCCCGCGCTGCTTCAAAAGCTCCGTCAGCCCCCGGTCCTGATTCATCTCGACCACGATCTTGCAGCCGGAACTGTCGCCGTAGTGCCGCGCCAGCCGCCATATCGTCTCCTCTAGGACGTCGATGTCCCACCGGCAGGGGACGACGCGCGCCACCGCGGCAGGCGGGTTCCACTTGCCGGTCCCGTCCTGAAAGCCCCCCTGCATGACGAAGACGCCGTGGAAGTCCGGGTCCTTGCCGCTCGCCTGCATGGCGCCCGTCATGGGATCAACGGACAGGATGTACCTGCGCATCGGCATCGGCCGCTCAAAGAGGATAACCTTCGCCTCAAGGGGGTCCGTCTGGTGGAAGACGGGCCTTCCCTGCGCCTCCTGGAGCGTGCCATATAGCGGCACCCGCTCGTGCATCCGGTCGCGCAGGATACTGAGCCCGCTGCGGCTGAAGCGCATGTTGCCGGACTTCATGAAGGCGTCCTGCCAGGAGTGCGGGTAGTCGCGGTCGAAGATGAGGCGGTCCTTGCCGCATTCCTTGGCGATGGCGTAGCGCCTCCACGCCAGTTGCTCCCATGCGTCGAAGTCGGTCACGCTTTCCCCGAGGCGCTGGACGCCGGATTCGTCGATGCGCCCGTAGCGGGAGAGCAGCATCTTCTCTCCGTCGAAATCGGGGTCGCTGTCCAAGGTGGAGCGGACGACCTCCTTCTGGGGCTCGGTTAGCCGCATCGTCGAGTCGCCGAACTCGAACCATGGGCTGAAGACCCGCACGTAGTCGCCGGGCATGATCTCCTTCGCGCCGGATAGGAAGTCCTCGGCGTCGGTCGCCTCGATCCAACGATCGTGGAAGCTCCCCGAATTTCCCTCCGCGCTGCTTTCAAGGAAGACGACGCTGTTGGGGATTAAGGGGACGCACTTCAGGATGTTCGCCAAGACCGTCGGCGCGTTGGCGACGCCGTAGCTGGACCAGCGGGCAACCTCGGTCGCGTGCAGCACTTGGAAGGTGGACGAGATGCCGGCCAATTTGTCTCCCGCCGTCTCGCTCGTGAGCCTGCTTCCATTCGTCCATTCGCCGAAGGAGTCGTGGATCTTGCCCGAGTTGCCCCAGTTGAACGAATCGTTGTCGTTGTACGTCTGGAGAATCGACCAGAGGCTGTTCGTCTGGCTGTACTGGCCGCCGATGACGCAGACGCTGGCCGCATGGCGCCGCATCCAGTGGTAGTCCTCGGCCCCGAAGTAGGTGGTGCTCCCCTTCTGGCGGGGCTTTAGGCCGATGACGCGCAGCGGCAGGCCCAGCTCCTCCATGCGCCCAAGGACGCGCCGGATGAGGCGCTGGAGGTGGTTCTGCGTCGGGCTTATGAGCTTCCTGTCCTTGTCCCAAATCTTCGCGCAGCCGGACTCAAACCAGACGCCGCAGTCCTCGCGGATGGCGTGGTCGATGAGGGCGCGCTCGGCGGTTTTGGTCATTGCGGCGAGACGATGTAGCGCCTCGCAAGCTCGTCCGCGTCTTGCGTGGACTTGAATATCTTCGGCGCCGGCCGCGTCATGGAAAAGCTGTTAGTAGGCTCGAAGCCGAGCTTCAAATAGAAGCCCGTCGCCTCAAGCGCGTGGAGGGTCGTGTTTGTCCCGCGCACCTTCGGGTGCCCGAGGACGGCCCGCATCAGGCGCTCGCCCAAGCCCCGCCCGCGTATGCGCTCGTCGATGACGACATCCAGGATGGCCGAGAACAGCACGCCGTCCGTCACGACGCGGGCGAAGCCGAGCTGCGGCGCGGGAGGGCCTTCCGGTCCCGGCGTCCATGCGTCCACGGGGTAGAGGCCGAAGCAGAGGCTTTGCGCGAAGGCGTCCTTGACCGTCTTCTCCGGCGTCTGGAGGTACACGCCCTCGATGTGCATGGCTTCGAGAATCCAGTCCCACCGCAGGCACTCGGCGTCCGTGCTGATCCATGTGGCGGAGTCGGGGAGGAGGTCAGGCGTCACGGTAAACCTTTCCAAGTGCGGCGACGATTTCTTTGCGCTTCTCGACCAGCCAGCGTGTCGGCGAGGTCGCACGATCCCCCCCGTCCAGCCCCGCCCCAGCAGGATGCCTCTCCCCTCCGTAGCCGATGTGGTCACAATAGGAGAAAGCCGAGATGCAGCAGCGGTTGCCGAGGATGGAGGGGACCGTCCAGTCGAAGTGGTCCAGCGTGTCGATCACCTTCATCACCTTCTCGACGTGCGCGTGCGTGAGGAGATACGAGATGCCCGGCGCGACCTTCTGCCAGAGGTGGTCCTTCAGCGGGTCGTTCTCGAGCACGTTGCCGACCATCGCCGTGTGGGCCTTGGTGTTGTAGAGGCAGGTGAGCGCCCCGCCGTTCTCCTCCTGAAGCCCGAGCGCCTGCGCCCTCCAGCCCGGGTCGTGAAAACAATCCGAGTCGCTAAAATATAAGTGCGTGTAGGCGTGGCGTTGCTCCCAGAAATTCTGGAAGTGGAGACGCCGCTGGTTCTGGATGCCGATCGGCTCGTTGAACTGGCGTATCTGGTCGCCGAACTTGAACAGCCAGTCGTTCGTGAACTCCTTGGAGCCGTCGTTCGAGAGCACCATGAAATCCTGCGACGCCTTGGTCTCAAAGATGGTGGGCAGACAGAGGGCGGCTATGGGTGCGCGCTCGCGGACGGGGATGGCGATGTATATGCGCGTCGTCATTCACCACGTCTTGAACCCGCGATTTATGTACC